AAAATACTACATCTATTGGAACAACAAATACTGTATTAACCCAAATTTTTGGGGCTGTATCTACAGGAATTTATACAGTATCAACATTGCCAAACTATACAGGAATTAATAGAACAGGATATAGAGCATTTGTAACTGATGCCACTCAAACAATGACAGCAGGAATTGGTGCTGTAGTTGTTGGTGGTGGGTCAAATAAAGTTCCCGTATATTTTGATGGAACAAATTGGAGGATAGGATAATGGCACTATTAAAATCAGTAAACACGGTATTCGGAATTGATGCAACTTATTGGAACATTTTTTCTATTACAGAGGACTTTAAGAATAAATCACTTGAAGTAGTTATTAACGGCTATGTAAGCAAAGAAGTGCGTGACAAAAATCACAATCCTGTTGCATGGCAGAACTTACAATTTACAGGCGATGAATACATTAAAGATGCTACTCGTGAAGCCGTTTACTTGGCACTAAAATCTAAAGACTTTTCTGACGCACAGGATGCTTAATGTTTGGATTTAGCTCATTTGCTGAACTGCCTTTTGCAACGGGAAACGTTGTCACATACGCGACCACAACAGGGGTAGAAGCAACAGGGCAATTAGGTACAGTATCAATAGTAGGCAAAGCAGTAATAAACCCAACAGGTGTTTTCGGTACAGGCGAGCTAGGTACAGTAACAATAGTAGGTAAGGCAGTAGTAAGCCCAACAGGTGTTCAAGCTATTGGACGTGTAGGAAATGTGTTAATATGGAGCATAATTCCAGACGGCCAAACTCCAAACTGGGCGGCTATTAATGGTGGACAAACACCTAATTGGACTGCAGTTAACGACGGACAAACAGTAACATGGGTAGAGGTAATAACATAATGAGTAATGAAAACCAAACCGAAATCATACAACCTGCGGAGCCAATTGAGCCTGTGGAAAAACAAGACGTAGTTGTTGAAGTGACCGGCTTTCAACTAGAGATATTAAAAGGGTTATAAAATGCCAAGTAACTATTCAGCCTTAAAAATTGAGTTAATTGTCACGGGGGAGCAATCCGGAACTTGGGGTGATACGACAAACGTAAACTTAGGCACTGCGCTTGAAGAGGCCATTGTGGGCCGTGCTACGGCTAACTTTCAATTCGATACTGACTTAACTATCTCACTGTCAAATTCAAACGCTACCCAAGTTGCTCGAAACTACATTCTTAACGTAACTTCAGGGGTGGCTCTTACTGCTACAAGAAGCTTAATTGTACCCGGGATTAACAAACCATACATCATTGAGAATAACACAACCGGTGGGCAAAGCATTTTAGTAAAAACAGCTGCAGGTACAGGTGTGACCGTACCTAACGGCAAGAAGGTAATGGTTTATGCAAATACCACAAACGTAGTCGCCGCTCAAAACTATATCCCTGATCTGACATTAGGCGCGGCGCTTCCAGTAGCATCGGGCGGCACGGGCATTACTAGCTTTGGCACAGGCGTTGCAACATTCTTAGGCACTCCAACAAGCGCAAACTTAAAAGCTGCAGTAACAGATGAAACAGGTTCAGGAGCTTTAGTATTTGCCGATTCTCCAACATTAGTTACTCCAGCTTTAGGTACACCCGCATCGGGTAACTTTAGTACTGGTACATTTACATGGCCTACATTTAACCAGAATACAACAGGTACAGCAGCCTCTGCAGCCACTTGGACTACCGCTCGTAACCTGGCAGGGAATAGCGTAAATGGATCCGCTAACGTAGCTTTTTCTAATAAATTTGTAGTGCAAGGTACTACGGATGCAGGCTTATCTGGTGCACAATTCCTTGGAGCATTAGGAACAGGGCTAGTTAAAAATACAACTACAACAGGCGTACTTAGTATTGCAACGGCAAGTACAGATTACGCTCCGGCTACAACAGGTACGGCAGCGCAATTACTTGCTAATAGCGGATCAGGTGGGTTTGCAAACGTATCACTAGCTGCAAGTTTACAGCTATCAGCCGGTACATTATCTGTTGTTGCGGGCGGAGGCATGGTATACCCAGGAGCAGGCGTAGCCGTTTCAAGTGGTTCTTCATGGAGTACATCATTAACTGCACCTAGTGGCGCACTTGTGGGTACTACAGATACACAGACACTAACAAATAAAACACTTACATCACCTACGCTTACTTCTCCAGCGCTAGGCACGCCCGCTTCAGGCAACTTTAGTACTGGTACATTTACATGGCCTACATTTAACCAAAATACAACAGGCACGGCATCCTCTGCCGCAACTTGGACTACAGCTCGTAACTTGGCAGGAAATAGCGTAAATGGTTCCGCTAACGTAGCATTTACAAATAAGTTCGTAGTACAAGGTACTACTGATGCAGGCTTGTCTGGAGCACAATTCTTAGGGGCATTAGGAACAGGGATAGTTAAAAATACAACTACAACAGGCGTACTCAGTATTGCGACTGCTGGTGATTTCCCGACATTAAACCAAAATACGACAGGCTCATCAGGTTCATGTACCGGTAATGCTGCAACAGCTACAAGTGCTACAAGCGCTACAACAGCCACAAATATTGCATCAGGCGCGGCCGGACAAATCCCATACAACACAGGGGCTGGCGCTACATCATTTACCGCAGCTGGTACAGCGGGTCAAGTTCTACAATCAAATGGTACTTCTGCCCCTACGTGGGTTGCGGCTACGAACTCTGTTCTACTTAATATCCAACGCTTTACTGCAAACGCCACATATACCCCAACAGCAGGCACAAAAGTAGCATTAGTTCAAGTAGCTGGTGCTGGTGGGGGAAGCAGGAACAGCGGCCCAACAAATGGTGGTGCAGGAGGTACAACATCTTTTGGTTCGTTAGTATCTTGTACAGGAGGTGGCGGGACGACTAGTCCAACAGGAGGTACAGCAACAGGAGGGACAATAAACTTTACAGGGCAAAGTGGAAGTTCACAGACCTCTGGTAAAACTGTCTCGAGTTGCATGGGAGGCGGAGGCTCATCTTTATTTAGTGGGACTATAGGAGATGCAACAGTAAATAATGGCTCTGGGGCGGGGGCTACGGGTTATGCTGCTGGCGCTACTGTGATTGGTGGGGGTGGCGGCGGTTGGGCAGAATATGTTTATACTACCCCTACCTCCCAAACGGTTACTATAGGTATAGCAGGAACTGCTGGAACCGGCGGTACAGCTGGCGGTACAGGAATTGTTATAGTTTATGAGTATAAATAAGGAATTAATATGAACAATGCACTTATAAGCCCTCTTGAATTAGTTTATTCGCCTGATGGTACATTACTAGGGGAAAGAGTTGCTGATACCGCATCTGTACCTTTCCCCGTTGCACAACCCTTATATTGGGTAGAATGTGCAGATGATGTTAATCGGAACGATTGGTATTTTCAAACGGAAACACAATCGTGTCAGTTAAAACCAGTAGAACCTATGCCAATAGAAGCAACGACTGACGAGCAGAAAATGGCTGAAATTATTGCAGAACGGGATAAGCGTTTAACTGCTACTGACTGGACACAACTAGCGGATGTTATTTCATTGCATGACCAGGCATGGGTTAATGCGTGGAATAATTACCGTCAAGAGTTAAGAAATTTACCAAGTACAGTAGATGTAGACAATCCGATTTATCCAATTCCACCGCTAGAATGATAGAAGTAAGACTAGCAAAAAATAAATCCGAAAAGCAAATTGTGATAAATAATATGAGGGGGGTTGCCCCCTCATTAAATTCTATGTTTTGGGGGTTTTGGAAAAGCAATAAATGTTTTGGCGGTGTAAGTTTGTCAGGCAGTAAGTTAAATGAATATGCAATAGGATTTAATGTCAAGCCGTCTATGGAATTAGGGTTGGCAATCTATTTAGCAACATGTGAAGCGTTAAAAGTAAATAGCAGACTTATTGGCAGAATACAAATTAAAAATGTTGCATCGCGTAAAGGTGCAAGGCAATTAGGATTTAGACGGATCTATGTTGACGGGGATACTGAGGTAATGGAGTTAGCAAACATCCCTACAAAAATGCACAAAAGATGGGGTAAATATGTATAAAGTTTATGACAACTTTATAAGTGCAAAAGAACAACAGGTTTTGTTAGATTTTTTAATGAAAAATACTAACAACCTTTTTAATAATTTAAGGGCATATACCGACTTTGCTGTACAGCCTAAAAACTCTGTAGCTTTTTATTATCTTCCTATTACTGAACAGCTAGATAATTACAAGGAAATTCAACCGATTATTCGTAGAGCGCAAGATTTATTAGGTGTTCCTTATAGTGACCCTAAAACGTTTTATGGATGGGCTTTAAGCGTTGCCCCTAGAGGATCTGAATGTATCGATCATCTAGACCCTTTAGATAAAGAACTGCTTAAAACTAAAAAAATAGTGAGGATGAATATTATTATTCAAAATTCCACGAGAGGCGGAAATTTTGATTTTTTTATTGATAGCAAATGGGTAACGACAAAACCCGCAGAATGTTCTATGATTACATTTGATGCATCAGATATTACACATAAGATTACACATAATTATAGTAACAAGCCAAGAATAAATTTATCAATAGACGCAGTTGTAGACAGGAACTCATGATTAACTCACGCAAACTAGAAGACCTACATCCTAAAGTTAAAACGCTATGCGAGCAGTTCATTGCTTCTTGTGCCAAACACAATATTGACGTATTAATTACGTCAACCTACCGAGATGCAGAGTCGCAAAATGCGTTATACGCACAAGGCCGTACTTTGCCTGGGAAAAAGGTAACTAACGCAAAAGCAGGCCAAAGCTTTCACAATTGGCGTGTAGCTTTTGATTTTGTGCCTATTGTAGCAGGTAAGGCAATGTGGAACGATACTGCGTTATTTACAAAATGTGGTGAGCTGGCAGAAGGCGTGGGACTTGAATGGGCTGGACGCTGGGTAAAGTTTAAAGAATTAGCACATTGCCAATATACAGGCGGATTAAAGCTTGCTGACTTTCAAGAAGGAAAAACACTATAATGGATCCGATTACAATCCTAGCGGCTTTAGGCCCAGTAGCAGTAGACTTAGGTAAGTCTTTAATCAACCGATTTATTGCGCCAGACCAATTCAAGCCTGCAACCATTGAGCAGTATGCGAAGATGAAAGAGATTGACCTAGAGTTCTTCAAGACCATGAACGAAGCTGGCGGGGGCAATGCCAGCTATCCTTGGGTTGAAGCAATCATTCGCCTAATGCGTCCTTTAATTGGTATAATCGTGCTATCAACATGGGCTTACCTAGCATTAGCGGGGAACGGGGTAGTTAACGAGCAGGTATCTAACTTTGCTTCTGTTATTGGATTTTACTTATTCGGTGAGCGTAGTTTGTTCTATGTGAAAAAACAAAAGTAAGGATACCTCGTGGCGCTATTAAGACTTGCATTAACTCCTGGAATTGATAAACAAAACACTGAATATGGTGCCGAAGGGGGCTGGGTAGACAGCGATTTAGTTCGTTTTAGGTATGGCCTTCCTGAGAAAATAGGCGGCTGGAACTATTTTAATGATGGTCCGACATATCTTGTCGGGATGGCAAGTGAAGTATACACCTGGAATAGCTTGGACGGCGTCCCTTATGCCATAGTAGGTACTAATAAAAAACTATACGTTTTTACTGGAGGAGACTGGGCAGATGTTACTCCTATTCGTGATACGGGATCTGCAACATTCACAACATTAACGGGTAACCGTAATGTCACTGTTAATGCTGTAGGGCATGGCGCCACAATAGGGGATTTCGTTACTTTTTCTGCTGTTACAGGAAATCCAGGGGGAATTCCAAATGCTTCGTTAACAGGAGAATTTGAGGTCCTTACCGTCCTTAATTCTAGTCAATACACTATATTATCTCCAGTAGCTGCTTCTTCTAATGCCTCTGCAGCAGGTACTGCTACGGCTACTTACCAGATTAATACAGGCTC